GTAGGTAAGACTGCTATAGCAGAAGGACTTGCTTATAATATCGTTAAGGGTGCTGTACCGGACTTTCTAAAAGACTATACAGTTTTTAACTTGGACATTAGTGCTATGTTAGCCGGAAGTAAGTATCGCGGAGACTTTGAAGAACGTTTTAAAATGGTCTTAAAAGGTCTTGCCAAGAAAGGTAAAACTATTCTGTTCATTGACGAAGCACACATGATTAGCGGTGCCGGTAGCGCAAGTAATAGTGCAAATGACTTGGCTAACATGATGAAGCCTGCATTGAGCAAAGGTAATATTAAAGTTGTAGCGTCAACTACATGGGAAGAATATCGCAAGCATTTTGAAAAGGATCGTGCGCTTATGCGCAGGTTCCAACGTATCACAGTTGACGAGCCAACACAAGAAGTAACATTACAAATTCTTAAAGGTATTAAAAAATACTACGAAGAATTCCACAAAGTTAAAATTAAAGATGATGCACTACAAGCGGCTATAAAGTTGAGTGTTAAGTATCAAGCAGATAAGAAGTTGCCAGATAAAGCTATTGACCTAATCGATTTAGCTTGTTCAAGATTTAATTTAAAACTTGCAGATGATCGAGTTATTACAGAACACGAAATCCAATACGAATTAAGTCGTGTGGTCCAGATGCCCGAAGAAGTTATTGCAGAAACAGAAAGCCATAACCTAAGCACACTACAAGAAAAAATTGCGTCCGATGTTTACGGACAAGAAGTTGCAATTACTGAGATTGTAGATAAGATCATGGTATCGCAAGCCGGACTAAAATCTGAAAACAAGCCAATTGGTAGTTTTGTGTTTATGGGTCCAACTGGTACAGGTAAGACTGAAACTGCTAAATCGCTTGCTAAACATCTTGGAGTTAAGCTACTACGATTTGATATGTCAGAGTATCAAGAGAAACACAGCATCTCTAAGCTAATTGGTAGTCCTCCGGGATATGTTGGCTTTGAAGAAAATGCTGGGTTGTTGATTACACAGATCCAAGAAAATCCAAATGCAGTTTTGTTGTTAGACGAAATTGAAAAAGCACATCCAGACGTTGCAACCGTATTGTTACAAGTTATGGATAACGGATTCATTACTGGTTCAAACGGAAAGCAAGCAGACTGTAGACAAATTGTTCTTATCCTTACCACTAATGCTGGCGCACAAGCCGCTGAAAAGAATCAAATTGGCTTTGGCGCACAAGAAAAAGATTATTCAGATGCAGACTTGAAGAAATTTTTAACACCTGAGTTCCGTAATCGCTTAGATGGTATCATGACATTTACCAAGTTGACTAGAGAAACAATGACTAAAATTGTTGTTAAATTTATCGACGAATTGCGTGAACAAGTTAAAGACAAGGGTATTCGTATTAAGATCAATAAAGAAGCCACTGAATGGTTAATTGACAAAGGCTTTGATCCTAAGATGGGTGCTCGACCGTTACAACGTGTGATTGACAAGGAAATTAAACGTAGCCTTGCTAAGATGATGTTGTTTGGTGATTTGAAAAGCGGTGGATGGTTAACTATCAGTGTTGATAATGATCAATTACAGTTGATTGCTAAATCAAAAATATCTAATAAAGTACCATTACTTTCAGTTAATGCTATCACAGAAGATGTTGTACAAGATAACTAAGAAATTATTCCATGGCATATATCAGTACAAAATTGTGTTGATATGTGCTGGTTCTGGTTGGTTTAGATCAGGCAACTGGGACGACACGTTAACTCAACTTAAAAAGATTGACATTACTACAGGTGAAATGAAAGGGAATCCTTACTATAGATCTTACGGATCTGGAATTAAAACGCAAGAAGAGTTAGACTATGCATTTAAATTACAACATCTATTATCAAAATTAACAGACATTGAACTTAGGGTAGAATCTCCCTGGGTTAGCATTTACACTAACACTAAATCAAATATAACTGCATTAACTAAACTTAGTCCATATAATGTAAAATATGTGTCGTTGCCACCAGTGTCAACAGCACTACAAGAAAATACGATCATAATGCCTAAGATAAACTTTGATTATAAAGTTACTATAGGTAAAACAATACAAGAACATAGTGCATTTATACAGTGGGCAGAAGGTAATGCAAAGTTAAAGTTAACTAAGAGCGTTAAGAAAGAATTAAGCAAACATAGGAGTTGGGGTGGTGCATATTTCTACTTAACAGGTGATAATAATCTCTTAATGGCTAAAATGCACTTGGGCGGCTCTATAAACAAAGTAGAACGCATAATCAAAGCGTAATCTTAAAATCCCGTTTACGATAAATACACTATCCGCACAGCTTAGGTGCGACTATAAAGAACGGGCTAAAAAATGCGCATTAACGAACTATTAGAAGCTAAAAAGTTTGATGATTCAGACTTTGTTAAAGATAAAGCAGGCAGTCGCGAGATTGACTACGATTTAACGGAAGATTTGGTATTCTTCATGAATAATGACGATGATACATATCGACGTCACGTTTACCCAAGTATCAGTAAATGCATATCCAGCGTTAAGCAAAATAGAGATATTGCTCCTAGCATTTTCCAAGATGCTGTGCGAGAAGGCTACAAAAACTACATAGAACGATTTCCAATCCGAGAGCTTCCAGAATCCATAGACGATAAACAATTAAGAGAAGTTTGTAAAAAAATGGTTGAAGAATTTAAAAGCCATCACGATGATGGAAAGTACAAGGATTAATTGTGTTACTAAGAGAATTGTTCCTTCGTGAAGCGACTGCTCCTGTTGATGACAGCATGGAAAAATATGGACGTCCGTTTAATCACCCAGAACATTTGGTATTCTTTAAAGGCAGTAACGGCACAATAGAAGCATTAAATCATTTTAAAGAAATTGCCACTGAAGAAGAAGGTGCTACTACGGTTAGAGGCAAGTGGGACGGTAACCCTCAGATATATTGGGGTAGAGAAGTTGCTAATGGTCCGTTAATACTAGCAGGACATAATCAATGGTCGCGTGGAGTTAAAGGCGACAGTAAAGAAGCAGTATACGATTTCATTGCGAACCAGAGCGGTAAGGCAAAAACTCCCGAAGATCAAAAACAAAGGCAAGGCTTTGCTAACAACTTTGCTGGCCTATATCCGTTGTTCGATGCGGCAACTCCTAAAGACTTTGTTGGTTTTGTATATGCAGATAGTTTGTTTGGTGTTGATCCAGCTTTGAACAAAGAGCTAATTAAAATGGAAGGATATTCTAAGGGAGTCTGGACATTTGCTCCTAATCCAAAAAGCAATACAAGATACTATGTTGATAAAGCTGGCGAGTTAGGAACTCGTATTAATAGTGCTAAGGTCATGGTTGTGGGACATGCTATGTTTGATACATTTGGCGCTCCTGACAGAACACAAACACCACTAGACGACTTCGATATGTTTAATCAAACCGCAGGGCTTGTTGTTCAAGGCCCAGTTTACACAAAGGGCGGTAGCGGACAAGACACAACACAAGTTGATAATTTGATAGACGAAGTTATTAACGAAGTCGATGGTGTTGGTGCCAACCTCGATGCATTTATTGCCAGCTTGCCTGATCCAGATAAGAATGGTGTGTTTTATCCTTTCTTTAATGCTATGAGTAATTTACATGCTAACAATGAGCAAAGCTTCAATAGCATTACCGGCGATACGTTTATAAACTGGATGTCTAAGAAGGGCATTAGTACTAAAAAACAAGAACATATCATTGCAATGATTAAAGCACATCCCGGTGCATTTGACTCAATGTTGAAGCTAATCAAAGACATACGTAACATGAAAGACCAAGTATATGCCGCATACCAAAGTCAGGGGCGACCTGAGATATGGGAAACTAACGGAGAAGGTTACGTTCGCTATGCTCAACCAAACCATAAATATGGTAATATAAAGATTGTTCCAACTACTTGGGCACCAGGGAAGAAACCAGCATGAGATTAAGAGAACTATTCGAAAACGTTTACGAAGCACCTGAAGAAGCAAGCACCGAATTTGACGGTGGTTTAAAAACTATTGGTATCAGTTACGGTCGCTTTAATCCTCCACATAAAGGCCATAAAGCAGTATGGAAGGCGGCCAGTGCTAATCCTATTTGGTTCATCGGAACTAATCAATCTACACAAAATGCCGATAATCCATTACCGTATGATGTTAAATTACAATGCATGGCCGCAGTTTTTCCGGCAGTTGCTGGACACGTAGTTC